TTAAGCTTTTTTGCGGATCAGCACATCAGCGATGCATTCAGCTGCCTTGGCTTTGTTTTCTTCGATGATGTGGCTGTAAAAATTCTCTGTGGTGCTTATGCTTGCGTGGCCCAGCTGCTTTGATACAGTGACAATATCAGTTCCGTTTGCAAGGAGGACAGAGGCCACCGTGTGGCGGAAGGCATGAGGATTGATATGCGGTAGCCTATGACGGGCGGAGAAGTCTCCCAGCCAACCGGTGATGCTGTCCGGGCTCATGTGATCTCCGTTGTCCTGCGTGAATACATAGTCGGTGTGAATCCATCGGTCACCATTGAGCAGCTGCAGGCGAAGCTGCTCCTTTTTGTGCTGCCGCAGCAGATCCATAGTTTCTCTGGGTAGATTCAAGTGGCGGATATCACTTGTTTTAGTGGTCTCCTCGAATACGCCCTTGCTCTTGGACGAAACCAACGCCCGGTCGATCTTGACACGGCCACTCTCGAAATCCACCTTCTCCCACTTAAGACCCATGATCTCACCTCGGCGGCAGCCAGTGACGATCAGCAGATGGGTGATCAGCCGCCACTTCAAAGGTTCAGATTCCAGTGCTTCCAAAATAGCCGCTACAGTTTCCGGCTGGAAGTAGTTGGGGTCTTTCTTTGTTGTACGCGGCGGGGTGGCTTTGGCTGCGGCATTATATGGAACGAGCATTTCCTTTTCTGCTTGGGAGAGAATGGTTGAGATTAGCCGGTGATGCTCCAGGATAGTCTTGTCTGCCAGGGGGGCCATATTCTTCTCTATCCGGAACACTTCGTCTACCGTTTTGCCCATGGCTGCAGCAATTGCTTTGGCCTTTTCTGCTTTAATGGAATCGCCCTTAACAGCGACGCCAACCGTTGGTGCAGACACACCGGACAGTTCAGCCAGCTTACCGCGGCTGATTTTGTTTTGTTTCAGCCATGCAACCATGTCGATCCGTACTTTTGCGGAGCCTTCCGCTGCACGGACGCCTGGTTCAGCCAGGTTCTTATAAAAGCTATTGAGATGCTGCGGTCGGATATCCGCCAGCTTAATGTGCCCAATTGCTTGGTTGATCCGGATTATCATATCGCGGTACCGGTCCAGCGTCCTGGTCTTCGTACCGGTGCGTTGCTTTAGATCCAGGACATAATCGGCATATTCGGCAAAGGTCTGCCGGTTATCTAGGGCAAAGCCTTGCTCCATACTGCGTTCAAAGTCTGCTGCGGCTCTCTGGACGGCTTTTTGTACCTGCCGTTCCGTCATGCCTGGGGCAGGCTTATAGGTCGTTCTGTGGCGTATCCGCTTGCCCTGGACATTAACACCTCCAGATACGGTGATACGATATGTTGTGCCGTTCTTTCCGGATATCCGTTCGATGGTTGCCATTTTTTCCTTGCCTTTCCGGGGGAGCCGTGGTAGTATAAAAGGGTAGACTCCCCCTATCGTGATGGGTGGGTGGTGTTCTATCTTGCCGCTCCGGTGTTGGCGCACCGGGGCGGCTACTTGTTGCATAACGATTGCATGTTTTTGCATCATATATGCATGATATCAAAAGATACGACAGGTTATTAAAAGTTATTAAGAATTATGCCAAATATATAAGTTTTTAGTGAAAATTTATACGGGGGGCATATATGATTTGTGAACATTTAACAGTTTACTTTTGTTGACAATCTGATATAATAATAGTGCGGAGAGATCCGCCTGACATGAAAATGACCTCGTCATCATCTGTCTGCGCCATCTGTCAAGACTTGTAGGGCGCAAGTCGCTAATAAAGAATGCCCACTGAGTTGATCTTCCCGTAGAGCGCGGGAAGGGTAAACAAAATAATGCTCACTGAGAAGACGGCCTGCACTTCCAGGCCGTTTTTCTTTTGACTAGAGGTGCCGAATTTTGGTTAAACTTGTGTTTCTTACGGAGAAATTTTATAAAAGGTACGAAAAGTGCACAGAAATTGAGCAGAAGGATTATCGCCCATATATTAGAATTCAGGTTATGATTAACGGAGTTGTGTGGGCGGTGCCATTACGTTCGAATATCTCTCATGATTTTGTTCTTTGGACAGATAAAGATAATAACTGCGGCATTGATGTAACCAAAGCGGTTGTAGTCGAGAATCCAACGCAGTATATATCTAGTGTGCGCCCCTATATTCGGCCCAACGAATTTAAGGAGTTAAAGCAAATCAGTGAGCATCGTATTGTGCAGAAACTCCAACAGTATATTAAAGCGTACAAAAAAGCCAAGGAAAATCCTGGCATTCCGAGAAACAAGGAACTACTGAAATACTCGACACTGCAGTACTTCGAGAAATACATATAATTACTGCCGCCCCCGCCGGGGCGGTTTTTATTTATCTTCCAGTCCCAGCAGGTATCCGACCGACACGCCAAAGTAATTGGCAATCTTCCATGCGGTGGTGGCGTAGATGTCCTTCTTCCGGCCGGCCTTCAGATCCGTAATGATTCCTCTGCTGATTCCGAGATCAGAGCAGAGCTTACTGGGGGTGATGCCTCGTTTGGTGCAGAGGGTGGAGATGCGATCGTATAGAGTGATCATGATTTGCCCTCCCAAAAGATGCTCTACGGGATAGTCCAATTGATGCCGTTTCTAATAAATAAATCTTCACCAAAAGTGGAAACAAGCAAGTTCTTTTCATCTTCACTTGCACCATCGTCAGAAGATAGGCTTGTTAGGGACCAAATTAACGAAAGTCTGGTGTCGTTGTTGTCATATATTTTGGAGATATATTGGTTGTATGCATCTACAAATGTATACCATGCTGCACCGTTTTTTGCACTTTGGAAGGCTTTATCCACATCACCAAAAAACAGGCAGGTATAAGTAGCGCCGATGTAGTAGCCATCAGATTCTCCACCAGAATATCCTTCTTTATAACCTGCGTCATAACCATCATCATAGCCGTTTTCATATCCCATTTCACACCCGAGGGATATCCCTTCCTCATATCCCTCGTCAAAGGCTTGTGCTCGTTCTGGTGTACCAGTATTCTTTTTTGAGAAGTCAAGATAGATTGATCCAGCTATTGCGATGGATGCCAATATGATAGCGATGATTACTTTTTTCATATATGTGGTTCCTTTCGCTTGGCCATAATAGGTGCATATATAAAGTGCCTAGTGTGGAGGACTCAGAAATAGAGATCTGTAGCTAAATTCCCGTAGGTATAGTAACAAACGGCCTTACGCATAAACGATTCGGTGACGCCAAAGTGTTCTGCTAACTCCCAAATCTCAAGGCAACCATCTGCCACGGCATCATCAAGCTCATCTACGGGGATGAGTTTTTTTACTGCCCATTTATCTGCTTTGTTCTCATGCCTCTGCCGGCTGTCTATCGCGGTATAAATGCTGTAGAAGCTGCCGGTGGCACAATGCCCCAGTTCATGCCCCAGGTGGACACGCTCCTGGATACTTCCGTCCTGGACGGCTTGATCCAGGCCTATGTAGCAAGATCCATCTTCGGTCATGATTGACATGGAGCCATTATCCTTCATAGGAAACTGCAGCACCTCTATATTCTGTTGTTTCGCATAATCATAGAGGGCACGAAGTTCCATTATTGCTCCTTTTTCTTGTCTGCCTCTCTCTGCTTCACGAAGGCAGCAAACTTGCGCACCTCATCGTACATGGCGTCGGTGATCTCACCATCGCCACCAAAGAGGGCAAACTTAATATCATCGTCACTTACTGAGCGCTCACCGGTTGCGGTGGGCGCTTTTTTCGTTTCGCTGCCAAGTAGGTAACCAACTGGCACGCAAAAATACTCTGCGATTTTCGCAAGGGTTTCACCGGTGGGGGTGGCACCAGTTTTTTTCCACTTTGTTGTAATGGAATTGCTTAATCCAATTTCCTCCGCGGCTCGCTTGCAGCTTACGCCTTTCTTTTTGCACAGGTCATAGAATACGTCAAAAAACATAAAAATTATGTCCCCTTTTTGTGCAAAACACAGAAGATAACCAAAGTTATCAATAAGGCTTGACAAGATAACTTGCATAAGCTATTATAAGCGTGCAAGCTAACTTAGGTTATCAAACCTAAAAGCAGGCCTTTGGTAGCTTCAGGTGTTGCAGTGATTGTTGGCGCTTTTATTGTACGCCTAAAGCTAACCAAAGTCAACTATTTTAGATGAAGGAGGTTAGAAATTTGTATGCCTGCACAATGGACAGCGGTAATAATTGGGCAAATGCACCTAAATGGCATAACCGCGAAGCAGCTTTCTGAAGAGGTCAATTGGCATCCCAAGTATTTGAGCCAGGTTCTCAATAGCCGGGTTGACCCGAAGGGTGCGGAGGAGAAACTGACTGAAGCCCTCAAGCGCATTATCGATCGCAAGAAAAATTGAAATGAAGGGCCAGCTGTTGCGCCTAACTGATGCGCTTACAACGTAACGTATTATCGGTACAACAAATTGGACAGAAAGGAGCAACTACGCCAAAAGATATTTTCGCCAATGAACCCACTTGCTTACCTGCAGAATTGAATTACTCAGGAAAAAGCGAGATGGCCGCCCAGTTCGCCTACTGAACGGCCACCTCTGCTGATTTGTGTTCACTAAAAGAAGTATACCGCCTTCAGCGTTTTTAATGTGGTGCGACCACGGCGGTATTCAGCCAAGGCGATGGCTGCTTCAATTAGCCCCCTCACTTACGGAGCGACCCGGTTGTCAGTTAGTGCCCGACACCGACTGCGAAGAAGTTACCGAACACACAGTTAGGGATTCGCATTAAGAAGTCTAAAAGGATTTCCTTAAAGAGTTTCATGATGCATCACCCCTTTCCGTTGGAGTACCCACAGACTGCCTGGGTAATTCAATTCTACAGGTAAGCGATAGAAGATGCAAGAAACAAAAGGTTACAAAAAAGGAGGCTGAAAAGATGGCCAATCGGACTCTAACAGATCAGCAGGTGGAGCAAGAGATTGCAAGGTTGCAAGAATCCCCCTATGTGAAACTTGCAAACAAAGAGCGCCGGGTGCGTAATCGAAGGCGGATGTACCTGTATAGTCTTCGGCAATTAGAGAAAAAGGGCAGAGCTCTAGAAGATTCTGGAATCACAAATGAGGTTCTGGATGCGATGGGTGAGGAGATGGCTGCGTTGGTAGAGGACGCATAGATGCAGAAAGGGCGTGAGAATTATGGCTGATGTGCTGACGATCCGCGAAGCGGTTCAAAGAGCAAAAAACGAAGGCATGCCGGTCAGCGAATACACTCTTCGTCATTGGGTGAAGATTGGTGCGGTTCCTGTCCGGAAGATTGGGCAGAAAGCGCTGCTGTTTTACCCCAATTTGGTGCGGTATTTGCAGTGTGAGGACAGCGCAGAGCCATTGACAACCGGTGCAATACCAATCTATGGTGTGCGCCGTATTGAAACTTAGGATGCGCGGTGAACCATAAGTGAAGGGAGAACGCTATGGACTTGGAAACTGTTCTGACAATTGTCTGTTTGGTCTGCATGGTGGTATGTCGTATCGTTATCCACTATTACACCGAGAATGTGTATCTCCGTTATGCCGGGGACAAAAAAAGAAGCCGCCCCGGAGCTGGAACCTCCAAAGGCGGCAAGTGCAAATAATGCAGTGCTAGTGTAGCACGGAAAAGGAGATAAATCAATGACTGAAATTAAGATCAAGCGGCTGGTGCTTGAAAACTTTAAGTGCCATAAGAGCCTGAAGCTGGACTTCGAGGGTGGCAATGCCTCTATCTACGGCGATAACGCCTCCGGTAAGACCAGCGTTTATGATGCGCTGACCTGGCTACTGTTCGGTAAGGATAGCCAGGGCAACGGTGAAAAGAACATCGAGATCAAGCCTCTGGATGCCAGTGGCGAGGTGAAGGACCATGATGCGCTGACGGCGGTGGAAACTGTGCTGGATGTAAACGGTGAGGAAGTGACCCTGCGCCGTACCTACAAAGAGGTATGGACTACCAAGCGCGGCAGCTCCCAGGCAACCTATGACGGAAATACATCTGATTACTATGTGGACGGTGTTCCCTGCAAGCGCAATGCTTTCCAGGACAAGGTGAACGAGCTGGTGGACGAAGATACCTTCCGTATGCTGACCTCTGTCAGCCACTTTGCAAACTGTATCAGCTGGCAGGAACGCCGGGCGGTTCTGTTCAAGGTGGCCGGTGTGATGGACGATGCACAGATCCTGGCAACCAATGATGCATTTGCTCCCCTGGTGGAGAGCATGGGCCGCCTGGGAGTGGAGGACTACAAGAAGAAGCTTCTTGCAGAAAAGCGCAAATTCGTAGGAGCCAAGACGGAGATCCCGGCCCGAATCAGCGAGTGCCAGAAGACCATCGAGGATATCGAAGGGCTGGACTTTGCCGGTGCCAAGGCTGAGGTTGAAGCGCTGAATGCCAAGAAGGAAGCTGTATCTGCTCAAATCCTGGCTATTGACCATGACAATGCTGCTGAGCAGATAAACCTGGAAATCCGTGAGGCACAGTTGGAACTGTCCGCACTGGAAACGGAGAACAAGGCTTACCGGGATGCACAGACTGCCGGCAGCGTGAATGTACATAGTCTGAGCATTCGTCTTACTTCCCTGCAGACCCAGTTGACGAGAAAGAGAAACGAGTTTTCCAATGAGAACTCCTACATTGGTGACCATGACAAGCGGATTGCAGATGCCAGAGCCGCCTGGATCAGCGTCAATGGCGAGACCTTTACCGGTGGCACATGTACTGCTTGTGGGCAGCAGCTTCCGGCAGAAAAGCTGCAGAAGGCCAAGGAAGCCTTTGAGGCAAATAAAAAGAGCCGCCTTCGTGATATTGAGGATTCCGCCAGTTATCACAAGCAGCAAAAGGCTCAGGCAGAAGACCGGCTTTCCAGGCAGCAGGAAGAGATCAAGCAGCTGGAGACGGAGATCACCGATTTGCAGACTCAGATCACGGCAGCGGAGGCCGCCAAGGTGGAACCGAAGGATATGGCAGACTATGCACAGCGCAAGGGTGCTATCCAGGCGCGCATCGACAATCGGAATTTCGATCTGTTTGAAATCGTTGGGAGTGTTGCCGGTCTGAAAACGAAGCTGCGCCAGGAAGCATCGGAGATCAGCGCCAAGATCAGCGAGCATATGGCTATTATCAGCAAGGAAAGCCTGCTGGACTATTCCAAGCAGCGCGTGGAGCAGCTGCGTGAGGATGCCAAGAATGCTGCTGAATGCCTGGAAGCTATCGAGAAGATGCTGTATCTGATCGACGAGTACAGCCGGTACAAGACCCGGTTTGTGGAGGACAGCATCAACGGCCTATTCCGCATTGCTCGTTTCCGTCTGTTCCGTGAGCAGGCCAACGGCGGCATTGAGGACCGTTGCGATGTAGTGCATGACGGTATTCCTTATATCAGCGTCAATAACGGCATGAAGATCAATCTGGGCATTGACATTATCAATACACTGTCTGCTGCCTACGGTGTGCGTGTGCCTCTGTTTGTAGACAACGCCGAGAGTGTGACCAATTTGGAGAAATGCGGCAGCCAGATCATCAGACTGGTTGTATCTGAAAATGATAAGGAGCTGAGAGTTAACTATGAAAATTCGTAATAATGTAAAGCCTACTTTGCCCCCGATCCCCGGCGGCAACTATTTAGCAATTTGCGTATACTCCATTGGCATTGGTGAGCAACTGTGTGAGTATGAGGGGAAATCCAAGAACTACTACAACCAGGTAATGCTTGGATTTGAAATTTGCGGACACACCATCGAGATCGACGGAAAACGAGAGCCCCGCGTGCTCGGCAAAACCTTTAATGCTACGAAGGGAAAGAAATCCGGTCTGCGTAAATTTATCGGTGCATGGGAAGCCAAGGAATTATCTGATGACGAATATTTGGATAAGGATACCAACGATTATGTTGGGAAAGCTGCTTTTTTGACAATTGTACTGAACGAGACCGGCGAATATTCCAATATTGATGGGATTTCACCGCTTCCGGAAGGAATTCCCATTGCAGTTCCGCAGCCGTTAAGCAAACTGATCCGCTTTGATGTAGACGAATGGGATCAATCTGCTTTTGAAGCGCTTCCGGAATGGGCGCAAGAGAGAATTAAGAAAAGTACCCAGTATCAGAAGGAGCATGTTGCAGTGGAGACTGTAGCCGTACAGGGCGTGCAGCAAGCACAAGCGGTAGTTCAAATGCCGCAGAACATTCCCGGCGTTAATTACCAGGCAATTATGCAGCAGATGGCAGCACAGACGCAGACACAGCAGTCTGCGCAGGGTGTTTCCATCAATAGTGCAGGCGGAGGGGAGTGTCCGATATGAGGTTTGTATCATTAGCATCATCCTCAAAGGGCAATGCCTACCTTGTGTGTGACGGTGATACCCACCTCCTTTTGGAGTGTGGGTTGACCCATAAAAAACTATTGCAGTTAATTGGATTCGAACTATCCCAGATCAAGGCTTGTCTTATCACCCATGAGCACAAGGATCACAGCAGCTGCGTAAAGCGGCTATTGGAGGACTGTGTGCAGGTGTATCTGACAAGAGGTACTGCTGAGGCATTGGAGCTTCCGGACAACCTGATGGAGCTTGCCCATGAGATCAAGGCCGGAGAGCAATTCACGGTTGGCAGCATTGATATTTTACCATTCGAAACCTTCCATGACGCAGCGGAGCCGGTGGGGTTCTGTATGCAGAGCCGTATCAACGGTGACATTTTGGTGTATGCCATTGACACGGTAAATCTGCCCTATGAATTTCCGGGTATGGGGGTGTTGGCGGTTGAGGCCAATTTTGATAAGGCCATACTTGACCGCTGTGAGAGAATGCCGGAAAAGGTACGGCACCGGGTAGCAAACACACACATGGAGATCGATGTGCTGTGTAGCATCCTACGCCGTATGAATCTGTCCCGGTGTAGGGAGATCCACCTGCTGCATCTTTCGGACGCAACCAGCCACGAAGGACATTTTATCAATAAGTCGCAAGGGCGGTGCCTCCGGGAATTGAGATCACGGCCTGCGACAAGTAAGGAGAGTGAAAGTATGGCAAGACCTGGAATAATGCTCTATTTTGACATCCTTGAGCCTATAAGGGTGTTGCCTGATGCTGACAAGGGCCGGCTGCTGGTGGCAATGCTTGAATATGGGCAAAGTGGAGTGGCGCCGGAGTTTGATGGAATGCTGGCGCTGGCATGGGGATTTGTGAAACCTAAGCTAGATAGGGATGGTGAATCCTATGAAAATTCCAAAGTCCAGAGAAAATATGCGGCATTTTGCAAGAAGCGCTCCGCTATGAACCTACCTAAAGTTCCGTTTGAAGAATGGCTGAATATGCCCGATGACGAGAAGGAACGGATGGTAACGGCAGACAACGAGCCGATACGAGCCGGTGATTTCGTTAACGGCCGCTATCCATCTACAACTGCACCTACAACCGGAACCACATCCACAACTTCAAATACAAATGCATCCACAACAGCAGCTGCAGCAGCAACTGGAAATACAACTGAATCAGAGATTGCGACGGCGGCGACTGATGAAGATAGGAAATTAAAATTTGTGGGTGGGGAGCTTGGCAAGGGTGTGGTTTTGTTATCAGACGAGCAGATCGGCAACCTGTTGGACACCTTGGGCCTAGATAGCTTCGACTACTATGTGGACAAGCTGGCCAGTTTCATCATTAAGAATGATGCACATGTAGCAAACCACTACGAAACGATTCTGAAATGGTGGCAGGAAGATGCCGCTGTTCGGAACCAGTGATAAAGGCGGTGATGCACATGCCGAGCGGTTCATACAAACAGGCTGATGTGCAATGTCCCTTCTACAAATATGACGATGGGAGGAGGCGCATCACCTGTGAGGGGCTTATTGACAAGAGCAGCATTGCCCTGATCTATCTGACAAGAGGAGATTATGACAAGCAACTGGAGGCTTTCTGCTGCGAACACTATAGCAAGTGTGAAGTGTACAGAATGCTGATTCAAAAATATGAGGAGGAATGTTAAATGGCAAAACAAACTGACTTGATCCTTATGCACATGAAGAAATATGGCTCCATTACCCACCTGGAGGCAGAAAAGGAGTATGGCATTGCCAGATTGGCTTCCAGAATAAATGATCTGCGCAGGCAGGGTGTGGCTATCAAGAGCGAAATGGTGACCGGCAAGAACGGGCGTGACGAGACCACCCACTTTGCCCGATACAGTCTCGCGGAGGTGGGCCAATGATGGATGATGTTATCGAGATCAAGCCTGCTGCACCGGACAGCCAGTTCCGCCTGCTGCCCTGCAAGAAGTGCCAGAGCGACAATGTGGCCTATGTGCATTACAACGGCAGAGGCGGCGCTGGGCCAGGTATGATTACCACTGGGAGCTGGATCTGTGGCGCAGTTGTGAGCCTCCCTGGTGGCGGTTTATCTCCCACTGGAAGTGGAAAAAGGATAAGCCGAAAAAGCCGAAGGGGGTAAGATGATGGCAAGTGAAAAGCGGCTGATTGATGCCCAATTATGGCAAGGAAACTGTTTGGAATTGATGGAAAATATACCAGATTCATCTGTTGATATGATTCTGTGTGATTTGCCTTACAATATGACGAAAAATGATTGGGATTGCGTATTTCCGCTTAATCATCTTTGGCTGCAGTATAACAGGATCATAAAGGATAATGGTGCGATACTTTTGTTTGGAAGTGGGCATTTTACGGTGGATTTGATTAACTCTGCTGATAATTGCGGTATAAAGTGGCGGTATAACCTTATTTGGAGGAAAACGACTCCTACTGGGTTCTTGAACGCTAACAGGCAGCCGTTAAGAATCCATGAGGATGTGTGCGTGTTCTACAAAGCGCAACCTACATATAATCCTCAAAAAACAACAGGTCATGCACGCAAAGTGTCTACCGCCTATCACAAAAGAAACTGCAAGAAAACGAGCGACTACGGTGAACATGAGTTGAGAACTTACGATAGCACAGAACGATACCCAACGAGTGTTTTGACATTTTCTACTGATAAGCAAAAAGCAGCATTTCATCCAACACAGAAGCCAGTTGCACTTTTGGAATACCTTGTGAAAACATACACAAACCCCGGCGAAATTGTACTGGATAACTGCATGGGTAGCGGAAGTACGGGTGTTGCCTGCGCCAACACTGGGCGTAAGTTTATCGGTATTGAGTTGGACAAGCATTGTTTTGAAATTGCCGAAAAGAGAATTGAGGAAGTGAGGGGTGCGTATGCGTAAAAAGCTGATTGAGTTGGTCGAGCAAGGCTATAAAAAATATTTCAACCCTAATTGGGCTGGAGATTTCTTTGGTTGCGTTGCCGACCACCTTATTGCCAACGATGCCGTTCCTGTGGTTCGGTGCAAGGGTTGTATTTATTATCACAAAGAAATTGGGTGTGGGTTTGGACAATGTAGTAAATGCAACCTTCTGCCGTACCCGGACGATTTCTGTTCGTATGGAGAAAGGAAAGACAATGATGGACTTTATTGATTCGTTAAAGGCGGCTGTGTCTGCCATAGGGATTCTTATTGCACTCGGTGTTTTCATGGTAGCAGGCTTCTTTGATGTTGCGATTGTCATATATGCGATTGTCGAAACAAAATTTATTTTTCTGCTTTGGCTTGTTCCGGCAATGGTAATTACTATACTTTCGTTAGCGTGTGTTGCGTGGCTTTATGATTGGGGGTGCAGTGTATGAATTACCTTAAAGAATTGGTTGAATTGCTCCGCTACACGGAAGTAAACGGAGATATAGACCCACAAAACTATGTTACGAATCTGTGCGGTGGTTGTTATCTTTGCGAACGGTCAGCCGATGTTATTGAGAAACTGGAAAAGCAAGTGCCTAAGTGGATTCCTGTTACGGAGAGGTTGCCGGAAGCGGGTATAGAAGTTCTTGCCATGTTGCAGGTGAATAAGTTTGATGGACACGATGCACATAATGTTGTAACGGCTGTGCTTATGCCATGTGACAGTTGGCTTGTGGCAGATTATCTAGAGGGCATTGAAGCAGAAACCACTGGAACTGATTGCGAGGATTGCTGTCATTGGATAACCCACTGGATGCCACTGCCAGAGCCACCGAAAGGAGATTGATTATGGCTGAAGCAAAAGAATGTGACAGATGTGGGGAACTATACAAATGTCAATGCGACATACCAATTATCGGCATAAGTGTCTATTATCCGACTACTGGAGAAAAAGAAATCGATTTGTGTCCTAAGTGTAAGAAAGCGATTTTAGATTGGCTCAAACAGCCTTCGGAAGGAGAATAAATGATGACCATTAAGTGTTGCAGGCCGTGTAAGGCACCAAAGCGGTACCCTGGCTGCCACGATCACTGCGAGGAATACCTCAAGGAAAAGGAAGCTCACAATCAGCGCCTGGCAGAGCTTGCCCAGGATCGGGGGGTTAGTGCGGCAATCTATACCGACAGAGGGCGCAAGGTCGAAAAGGCCATGCGTAAGCGCAGATCATACAAAAGATAGAAGGGAGAACATTATGAAAAAATATCATGTAGCTACCGGTGATGGTAAGGGATATTACGGTGTTGGGTACGAATCATATCGTCAAGCTGAGAGCCTTCTTAAAATCTCACAAGCGCACGATCCGCAAGCTCACATTGTCGAGGAAGAATATCCGTTCACCAACGCAGATTGCATCCGGGCTATAAGTGATAGGGAGTTGGCAGATTTTCTTTCCGGCAAGGGTATCGATGTTCACGGCGCTGGACATACCCTGTCGGCAATCAAACAGAACTTGTTTTGCGCTTTTATGAAATGGCTCAGGATGCCGGCAGATGAGGTGCCTGATGAAAGAAGATGAAAAACTGTTCTTCCGGATCTGCGTGACATATCGCCACAGAGTGGTTGCACCGGTGCGTATCCGGGAAATTATCAACATTCTGTATGATTCCGGTGTTATGCACTATAAGCGGTGCTGGTACCTGCTGCGGAAGTGGGGCGGCCTTGGATTCTATGACTATGGTGTAACAGAAGATCTTGGGTGGTTCAACATAAATCTGTTGCCGGAGAGGTATGCCACTCTGCTTGAAGACAATCTGTAAGCACTTCCCCAATGGGGATGCAAATAAATCAAACAACAAAGGAGAAAATCAAATGACAAACAACGATCAGAGAAGCAGCCTTTTGCAGATGGCGAAGGGCGCAATCCAGGAGCGCGTTGACTATGAGGTCACCCGGGTAGTTGACAATCTGCTGGACATGAACACGGAGGCCAAGGCAAAGCGCAAGGTCACGCTGACCATCACAATGACTACCGATGATGACCGGAGGGTGGTAAAGGTCGAAGCTTCCGCAAAGTCCGTGCTGGCACCTGTTACACCTATTGGCACATCCCTGGTGATTACTGCCGACGGCAACGGTGAAATGATGCTGGCAGAGATCATTCCCCAGGTACCCGGACAGATCAGTATGACCGGTACTGAGCAGGAAGCCCCCAAAATTCTCGCACTCGCTGCACACAACTAAGGAGGAATTGTTATGTTGAAAGAATTTGTTAATCGTCTTGTGGAGCTGGCTGCTCCTACTATCCACGAGGTGGATGGCTCTGTTTATTCCAACCAGCAGATGGTGCTCATCCAGGACAAGAAGCCCATGCCCAAGTGCATCGACCTGACCGGCCTGGACAGCATCTGCAAGATGGTCCGCAACGAGGCTGAGCATGTGGGTCTGCAGATCTTCATCCAGGTCAAGGACTACAAGAGCGTATCTGTGTTCACCGAGCTGGATGAGGATGAAGACCGCCTGTATCTGTACAAGTGCGTTGCCGACACTCCAGCTGTGACCACCGACAGATTCATGGACTATGCGAAGGCCGTCATTGAGCTTCGCAGCCTGTACATTCCCAACAAGGGAACGGAATATCTGCTGCAGCTCCTGTCCAGTATCAGCAATGAAAGCAAGGTTACTTCCTCTGACAACGGTGTGACCCAGCAGGTGGAAGCCCGGTCCGGCATCGCGTTGAATTCCATGGTCAAGATTGAACCCAGAGTGTCCCTGCAGCCCTTCCGCACCTTTGTGGAGGTTGCCCAGCCTGAGAGTGAATTCCTGCTGCGCATCAATGATCGCGGTGAGATTGGCTTCTTCCCGGCTGATGGTGGTGTCTGGAAACTGGAAGCCACCCGGAATGTGGCCGCATACTTCGAGGAAAACCTGAAGGACATGATTGCCGCCGGCGCTGTGGTTGTGATTCGGTAAAGGAGGTACACCATGGAGAGTGAAGTTTTCAATCAGCACCTGCAGCATATGCAGGAGGTTACGGTGGAAACCCTGCTGAATAAAGCAAAGGAATATGCTACGGACGGTGACCGGCTGCACAACTTCAAGGTGGCATCCGCTGTCCAGGGCATTTCTCCTACTGCTGCGTTGGCGGGTATGATGGCAAAGCATACTGTGAGCGTGTATGACATGATCGGTACCGGGGAGGTTTATCCTATGGAGCTCTGGGAAGAGAAGATCAAGGACAGCATCAACTATCTGTTCCTGCTGTGGGCCTTGCTGCATGAGGAATACTGACATAATTATTAATTACTACTTAGGAGGAAACTATTATGGAAAACAAAACATTCAAGGTGGTTACCACCATTGACAAGAACGGCAACCCGGTTAGAAAGTTTGAACCCTTCGATAAGACATCGGAGCCTGAATGCCACCAGTACGGGGACTATGTGAAGGTCAAAGAGGATCAAATCCAGGAGGCAAAGGAAAAGCTTTTGGCGCAGCTTTTCGATATGCTCAAGGAAATTGCCAAGGATGACAAGTTCTGGATCGTTAAACGGGCATCGGATTTCGACAACAGCATTCTGGGCAGACCCGCTGGTTTTGCTGATGACGATGTCACGGTGGGGTATAAGATCGATTTGCCGCAGATGTATGGCAGATAACTGACAAAAGGGGGAGGCTTCGGCCTCCTCTTTTTTGCGCCCGGCGCTGTGGGATAGAGAACCGGCGGCTGACTTTGCTACGATAGGCCTATCAAAATGCAAGGAGGGAGGCTTATGGCAGACTGGCAGGCTATTAAAACAGAATACATCACCACAGACACCAGCTACCGTAAGCTTGCTGAAAAATACGATGTATCCAGAGTGCAGATCGGCAATGTGGGCAGGGATGAAAAGTGGGTTGAACTGCGCAGACAGCATTTGGACAGGACTGTGACAAAAACTGTGGCTGCTGTTGAGAACGCACAGGTCAACAGAGCTAAGAAAATGCAGACTGTGGCTGATAAGCTGCTGAATAAGATAGAAGCCATGGTGGACAGTGAGAAGCCCCTGGACACTAAGGCTATTCGTGCTTTGACTGCTGCTGTTAAGGACCTGAAGGAGATCCAGAGCGTTAAATCTGCATTGGATGAGCAGGAGCAGAGGGCGCGTATCGCCAATCTGGAGAAGCAGGCCGATAAGACTGATGATAACAAAGAGCCTATCCAGGTCATTATTGGTGATGATCTGAGTGAATACAGCAAATAGGAGGGGATATAGATGCCTACACTGAGAATTGATCCTCCTTCTGATAAGCAAAAGCTGTTTTTGACTGCTGACACCATGCATATTGGCTTTGGTGGCGCTCGTGGTGGTGGCAAGAGTTGGAGCGTGAGGACAAAAGCCAAGCTGCTTGCCCTGCATTATGGGCGGCCAGATCCCAGCAGCGACGGCATAAAGATACTGATCGTGCGCCGGACCTTCCCTGAGCTGGTGAATAACCACATCAATTTTCTGCGTACAGAGCTTTATGGCATTGCCAGGTACAACAAAACAGAGAAGGTATTCACATTCCCCAATGGCAGCACCATTAAATTTGGCTACTGCAACAATGATAAGGACTTAGACCAGTACCAGGGTGCTGAGTATGACATTATCTTTCTGGATGAGGCTACCCAGCTGCAGGAGATGTGGATCAAGAAGATAACTGCCTGTGTGCGTGGTGTTAATGCCTTTCCTAAGAGGGTCTATTACACCTGTAACCCTGGTGGTGCCAGTCATGGATATTTTAAGCGGCTATTCATTGATAAGGCTTATGAGGACGGAGAACACCCAGAGGACTACACCTTTATCCAATCCCTTGTGACGGACAATAAGGCTCTGATGGCCAGCCAGCCGGACTACATCAAGCAGCTGGAAGCACTACCGCCTAAGCTGCGTGAAGCATGGCTATATGGCAGGTGGGATATCTTTGAGGGCCAGTTCTTTGAAGACTTCCGCACTACACCGGACATTGAGAAGTGTGCCGCTGCAGGTATTACACCTGAGGAAGCTATGCAGCAGCACCGGTGGACACATGTTATTGAGCCTTTTGACATCACGCAGGGCGATAAGCGTGGCTGGCATATCATGCGCAGCTATGACTTTGGCTACAATAAGCCTTTTTCCCTGGGCTATTGGGCTGTGGACTATGATGGCGTACTCTACCGCATTATGGAGATGTACGGCTGCACACAGACACCGGATGAAGGTGTTAAGTGGTCCCCGGATGAACAGTTTAAGCGCATCCGTGAGCTAGAAAACACACATCCATGGCTCAAGGGGCGCAAGATCGTGGACAGCGTGGCAGATCCGGCAATCTGGGACAGTTCCAGAGGCGAGAGTATAGCGGAGACTGCTGCCAGGTATGGCATTTACTTTACTCCCGGCGATAATCAGCGCATCCCTGGCTGGATGCAGGTACATTACCGGCTACAGTTCGATCAGAATGGTTATGCCCGGATGTATGTGTTCAATAACTGCAAGGCATTTATCCGCACAATGCCGCTGATGATGTACTCAGAGACACACCCGGAGGACCTGGACACAAAGCTGGAGGATCACTGCCCGGACGAAGTGCGCTATATGTGCATGAGCAGACCTATTTCCCCGATTGTGCCGGTGGAACCCAAGACAATCATTACTGATCCGCTGGATCAATTCACAGACAAACAACGCCGTAATGGCTTTATTTGATAGGAGGAATATCAATGGAAGGTAAACCTATTGAGATCAAGACCGGAGAACCGGAAGCACCGGAGGCCATGAGCGCTACCGGTGTACAGCCTATTGGTGCAAATCAGCTGAAGAAGTTCACCCAGGTTCTTGAAAGATACAAGTCCGGTAAAGTGCAGACAGAAGCACGCATTCTGGCATCGGAAAACTGGTGGAAGCTTCGCAATACCATTGAGGAACAGAAGGTTACCAACATTGGCGCTGATGGAGGCTTCACCGCTACCTCTGGTTGGCTGCACAATGTCATTGTCAGCAAGCATGCTGATGCTATGGAGGCATACCCGGAGCCTAATATCCTGCCCAGAGAGGAAATGGACAAGGGCGAGGCACAGAAGCTGTCTGCCATTGTTCCCTGTGTTCTGGAACAGAATCAGTTTGAGACTACATATTCCGATAACATGTGGCAGAAGCTGAAGACCGGCACCGGCGTTTATAAGGTGGTTTGGGATGCCGGTAAGCTCAACGGCCTTGGCGATATCAGCGTGGAGCGCGTGAACCTGCTGAACATCTACTGGGAGCCTGGTGTTACTGACATCCAGCGCAGCCGGTACTTATTCCACACAGAACTGTGCGACAAGGATTTGTTGGAGCAGCAATATCCGCAGCTGGTTGGCAAGTTCAAAGGCAAATCCTTCATGAGCACCAAGTTCCTGTATGACGATCATGTAGACACTGCCAACAAGCACACTGTTATTGAGGTCTATTACCACAAGTTCGTCAATGGTAAGAACACCCTGCAATACTGCAAGTATGTGGGAGACCAGGTTCTTTATGCTACGGAGAATGACCAGGAGATTGTCATTGATGAAATCACGCAGCAGCGGAAGCCTCCCATGTCTGTTACCGGCCTTTATGACCACGGCAAGTATCCGTATGTGTTTGATGCGCTTTATCCCATTGAGGGCAGCCCCTGTGGCTATGGCTATGTGGATATTTGCCGCAATCCGCAGATGGTGATCGACCTGCTGAATACCAGTTTCGTTAAGAATGCCATGGTTGGCGCTGTTCCCAGGTATTTTGCGCGTGGTGAAGGTATAAATGAGGAAGAATTTCTGGATCTCAGCAACCCTATTGTCCATGGCAGCAGTGTTGACGAAAATGCTCTGCGCAGAATTGAACATGACACCCTGGACAGCAACTATATCGCTGTGCTGGACCGTACTATCCAGGAGCTGAGAGAGACCAGCGGCAACACGGAGACCAGCACCGGCAATATCAGCTCCGGTGTAACAGCTGCTTCTGCCATTGCAGCCCTGCAGGAAGCCAGTGGCAAGGGCAGCAAGGACAGCACACAGACCTCTTACAGATCCTATACGCATATTGTTGACCTGGTCATTGAGCTGATCAGACAGTTCTACAATATGCCCCGACAGTTTCGCATTGTTGGCCAGTATGGTATGCAGAAGTTTGAAACCTACACCAATGCCGGTATCGTTCCGCAGCACCAGGGCGAAGTCTTTGGGGAGGACATGGGATACAGACTCCCTGTGTTCGATATCAAGGTATCTGCGCAGAAGAAGAATGTATATACCAAGGTTAGCCAGAACGAGCTGGCGATGCAGTTCTTCCAGTTTGGCTTCTTTAACCCTCAAATGACAGATCAGGCCCTTATGTGCCTGGAAATGATGGACTTTGACGGCAAGGATGGCATTATGCAGAAGGTTGCCCAGAATGGCACCATGTATCAGAAGCTTATGCAGTACATGCAATTGGCGCTTACCCTTGCGCAGGCTTACAAAGACCCGGCTGTTGATATGATTGCCCAGGACATTATGCAAACCATGGGCGGTGGTGCAGGTCCTATGGGCGGTGGCAATGCGCAGATGTTCCAGAGCGACCATATTGCCGGCATTGGCAAAAAGGAGCCTGGTATTGTGGCAAATGCCAGAAGCCGCTCCAGCGAAGCCTCTCAGCCTGACGGTGGCAAGGTGACAGCAAAGGAGGGCAAGAAATGATCCAGGCAACATACTACAGAAGCTATAACAGATTGACTGTTACAGGCCACGCAGGAAGCGCAGAGCCTGGGCATGACCTTGTTTGTGCCGCTGCTTCTATCCTGGCATATACCCTAGCTGCCAATGTAGCTAACATGGCTGACAATGGGCAGGTAAGACAGCCTGTCATTAGGAACAATACGGGTGACACGGAGATCAGCTGCAGCCCCAGACACAATCTGAAGGCATCTGTCACCCTGGCATTTGACAGCGTTTGTGTTGGTTTTGAACTGCTGGCCCATGATTATCCGGACTTTGTGAAATACGAGATCAGGGCTTAGTGCAGGGATAGAGAAAAGACAATCAAAAGATTTATAGTTTAATCAGGTCATGAACCTATCTCCTTTCTCTGCCGCCTGCCGGTGGGCGGCATTAGTACACCGGCCAGATTTGAGATCATTTTCGTGGCTTCACGAAATTGGTATATATGGGACTCGCCGCCCCAATAGCGGCAGAATCATATCGGAGGATTTACTCATGTTCAATAAAAAATGGCTTAATCTGCAGTTGTTCGCCGGTGAAGGTGCCGGGGATGGCGGTGGTGAAGGAGCCACAACGGGCGAAAGTAATGCCGACGCCGGGCATCAGAGGCTGCTGGAATTGGGTGTTCCGGAAGCCAAGATCAGAAAAAACAGGGCGTATAAGCTGAACACTCCCACGGCAAATCCTGCAGCAAAGCAGGAACAGGCCCAGGAGCCGCAGCAGGAGCAGGCCGCCGCTGCTGAGAACCCCACGGAAGAGAATACTACCGGTTCCCCTGCTCGTATGAGCTGGGATGAGATCATGGCAGACCCGGAGTACAACAAGCAGATGCAGGCTGTTGTGCAGTCTCGCCTGAGATCTGCTAAGGGTGCCGAGGACACGCTGGGTAAGCTTACTCCTGCCCTGGAAGTGCTTGCAAGAAAGCATGGACAAGACCCGGCGAACATCGATTATGATGCGCTGGCAAAGGCGATCAGCGATGACGAGAGCTACTATGAGGATAAAGCCCTGGAAATGGGCGTTTCCGTAGAGACCGCCAAGAGGATCGACCAGCAGGAGAGAGATACCGCGCGACAGCAGCGTGAACAAGAGCGCACCCTTGAGCAGCAGAAGTTCCAGCAGCACATTGTGAAGCTGGAGCAGCAGGGCGAGGAAATGAAGAAGGTATTTCCTAACTTCGATCTTCGTACAGAGCTGCAGAACCCGGTTTTTGCTCGTATGACCTCTCCCAATGTTGGGATTAGTGTCCAGGACGCATACTATGCCGTTCATCGTAATGAGATCCAGACAGCTGCAATGCAGGTGACAGCGCAGAAGACAGCGCAGAAGATCTCCAACGCGATCCAGTCAGGCAGCCGCCGTCCTCATGAAAACGGCACATCCGGTCAAGCACCTTCCGTGACTACATTCGATTATAGGAGCATGAGCCCTGAGCAGCGCAAGTCGCTCAAGGACAGAATTCGCTCCGGGGAGAAAATCTATCCCGGTCAGATGTAAGGACGGACTTTTCTCCCTCTGATCACATCACTTTTCGGAAGGAGAAATTATTATGAAAAAGTTTATTCACAATCTGATGGCTACCGCCATGAACCTGCAGCTGTTTGCTGAGGCAGGTACCCTGGTTAACACCTCCGTCAACTACGCCAATGCCTATGACGGCAGCAAAGGCGAAGCATTCGACGGCACCAACTCCCTGAGTGGTGAGCTGAAGGTATTCTATGACACCGAGCTGCTGGAAAATGCTCGCGTTGAGATGTTCTATGCACAGTTCGCCAAGAAGCAG